TCATGGTTTAGGTACTAAAAATTTGGTTGTACAGGTATATGACACAAACGATAATTTATTCTTCCCATCAGATATAAATGTAACTGATACCGAAGTTAATATTGATTTTGCAAAACCACGTAGTGGTAGGGTAGTAGTTACAGGATAAAAGACAAATAAATGATTAGAGAAAATGTAGTTGTTAGTGGTTCATTAGATGTTAGTGGACAATTCATCATTCCAAATGGAACGAAATCAGAAAGACCTACCTCACCTGAGGAGGGTGCTATGTTTTTAGAAATAACGGATAGTGGTAGTTTTGTATCCACATACACTGGTGCATCTAATTATGACGATGGTTGGGAACCAATTGGGTCTCAGTCTCATGATAGGACAGCATTTAAATATAGACAGGTTATAAACTTTTCTTACACTGCGGGTGGATATAAATCAGGATCACCATGGAAGACAGTTCACAGAACTACTAATGCGACAGATCAAACTGCAAACATTGGTGAGTTGTTAGATTATCCAGCAAATTACACGTCAGGAGCATGTAGTAAAACTAAATTATTTATTTGGTCAACGAATACTGATGGGGCACATAAAGGAGCGACTACGGTACATTCAACGCACACTTCAGCAATTGACATGATTAACGAAACCACGTCCGCTCACCAAACTAAATGGGATTTATTAAATGCAAGGGATGACGCTGGAACCTTATTTCAAGAAACTGAATTTGCTTGGGTGTTTGGAGGTTCGGTTGCGACGGTTGAGAAATTTAACCTTACCAACGAAACAATGTACACCACCTACTACCCTGGTGGATCACCTTATGTGACATCAAGTACATCAATAACAAGTACATTAGGGGCATCGGGATTCAGTGATGAAAACTATGCATTTGGTTATGGTTCTGAGAGTTCAACGAAACTATACTTTGCAAATGATGTATTCACAACATCTAAAGCACAATTTGCAAGTAGTGGACAACAGAAAGCAATTAGTTCTAAAGTTGGAAAAGGATATGCTGGAAATGAAGGGACGTACAATGGTGGGTATAACTTAAGAAGGTGGGATGTGTTTACGGAAACCAACATTGGTAATGTACCAAAACCACACCCTAATTGTGGTGAAGAGAACTTCACGATGGGACAAGATCACCAATATATGATTGGGGTTTACAATGGTAGTGGTCAAACAAATAATAGTTGGAAATTCTCTTATACAACAGACACGGGGATTGTTAATCCTACGGGGTTAGCACCGACAGCACACGCTGGACAATCCTCAGGACATTGTGGTTGGAGAACATAGAAAAAGATATTTATAGTTATGATATATGAGGATTTAGAAGTTAGTGGGTCGTTAAGAGGACAAGGGATTACAAGATCACCTTCAGGTACTCGTGCTAATAGACCTGTAAATCCTGAGACGGGATCATTATATATGGAGGAGTCAACTTCAGGTAGTTTTTTAACTGTCTATCATGGACACCCCAATAATGATGATGGATGGGTAAGAGTTTCTAAAGAAGTCGATCCCGTTGATTTTAAATACAGACATATACTAACACACAGTTATTTAGCGGGTGGATATAAGAATTCATCTCCGTGGAAGAACGTACATAGGACTGTAAATGCTACAGACCAAACATCTCACATTGGTGAGTTATTGGATTATCCAGCAAATTACACGTCAGGGGCATGTAGTAGGTACATACTTTTTATTTGGTCAGTTAATACTGATGGAGCACATAAAGGTCCCACAACAAAACACGGTACCTTCACATCTGCAATTAATATGGTGAATGAAACTAATTATGTACACCAAACTAAGTTTGATATACTAAATACAAGATCCGATGTGGGGACCTTATTTCAAGAAACAGATTATGCATGGATCTTTGCGGGTGGAACAACAATTGTTGAAAAGTTTGACCTTGAGAATGAGACTATTATGTCTTTAAACTACACACTAAACTCCGTTGACGGATCAGGTGGTGCAAGTGGATTCTCTGATGAAAATTTTGGATACGGTTTTGCATCTGGTGGGTCATTTAAAATGAATTTTAGGACCGAAACATTTGTTACAAAACCAGCATGGGCGGCACACGGACAACAAAAAGGAATAAGTTCCAAAGTCGGTAAAGGTTATGCGGGTAATGAAGGATCATATAATGGAGGGTACAACTTAAGACGATGGTCCAACACAAGTGACACTAATATTGGTAATGTGGTGAAACCACATCCAAATTGTGGTGAAGAAAATTTTGCATTAGGTCAAGATTCCCAATATATGTTAGGTAACTACGATGGGACTGGTCAAAATAATACAAGTTGGAAATTTAATTATTCAACAGATACAGGAACTACAAATATACCAGGGTTGGCTCCGGCAGTTAATGCGGGAACATCCTCAGGACATTGTGGTTGGAGATAATATAAAAAAAGAAGAATGGAATACGGAAATATGTCGGTTAGTGGTTCACTTAATGTGGACAAAGTAGTTGCGAGACCACCAAAAGGGACTCGTGCTAATAGACCATCAAGTCCTTTGTCGGGGTCCTTATTTATGGAACAATCCGATAGTGGTAGTTTTATGATGTTATATACTGGTATCTCAAACATTGATGATGGTTGGGAAATGATTGGTGCACAGGAACCAAGACCAACGGATTTCAAATATAGACAAGTAATTAATTATTCGTATTTAGCGGGTGGATACAAATCATCATCCCCGTGGAAGAACGTACATAAAACAGTTAACTCGACAGACCAAACGAATCACATTGGTGAGTTATTGGATTATCCTATGTCATATAGTTCAGGTGCTTGTAGTAAGTCCATTTTATTTATATGGTCAGTTAACACAGATGGTGCTTGGAAATCAGCAACTAACACACACGGAACTACAACTTCTGCGGTTAACATGTTTAACGACACCAATTACGCACACCAAGCTAAGTTTGACATAACACATATTCGTCATGATTTAGGTACAATATTCAAAGAGACGGAGTTTGCCTATTTGTTTGATGGTGGAAACACAAATATGGAAAGATTTAATCTAACCAATGAATCACACGCCGGTATTCTTTCATCATATAATGGTGGTGAAGGTGCAAGTGGATTCTCTGATGAGAACCATGGTTATGGTTGGGGTGGATTTGGTGGATTTAAATTTGCATTTGCAACTGAAACACATGTTACAGGGACTAAGTGGGGTAACCACGGACAACAAAAAGGAATAAGTTCTAAGAATGGAAAGGGTTATGCCGGTAATGAAGGATCTTATGCAGGTGGATATAACTTAAGAAGATGGGACAACACAAGTGATACTAACATTGGTAATGTGGTGAAACCACATCCAAATTGTGGTGAAGAAAATTTCACAATGGGACAAGATCATCAATATATGTTAGGTGTTTACGATGGTACACAAAATAATACGAGTTGGAAATTCATCTACTCAACAGACACAGGTACAACAAGTGTTCAAGGATTAAACCCAGGGGTTAATGCGGGAACATCATCAGGACATTGTGGTTGGAGAGAATAACTCAAGATCACTTTATAATGCAATATATTTTCCATATATTAAAAGAAAAACAATACATGTCCGAACAAGGTTACAAATACAATAGAGAAGAGAATTTAAAAGACCCAATTGATCTTAAATTAATGGAGGTATCTGAGAACATCTCATTTGCATTACCAAAATACAAAGCGGAGAGTTTTGTTGGGGGTGCACAAATCACACCATATGCAAAGTTAAAACAATGGTTACTCGAACTTAGGGGAAGAGAAGATGCTGTACAACACTTAGAACATAAGGTGAGAAAACAGGAGATCGAGATTGAATTACAACAAAGAGGTTTTGAACATATTACAGATCCACTTAAAAAGGAATTGATTGAATTGTCGATTGCAGATATGGAGATTGATCTAAGAAAATTTAGAAGGAATTTAAAAGATTCTTATATTGAACGTCAGGGGTTTTTAGATTTAGTAAAAGAATTTATTGAAAGTGACGATTCTAAATTACCCGATGGGACATCATTAATGGATGTGTTTGGTAATAGTGAATTAGAAGATAAGTTTGAACATGAGTATTGGACTGTTCGTATGGCGAAACAAGCCATGTTAGATATGATATCTTATGGAAGAATTGGTACAGGAAATTTAGACTCAATATTAATGATGTCACCTGAACAACAAACACAAGTTTTATCACTTGCGTCTTCTTACACTGTATTTATTGAAAAGAACGTTCAAAGTTCCATGGTTTCGGCAACTCAAAACAATTTCTCTATTGAGGAATCTTTGAGGAACCAACTAAAGTTAGGGACAACTAATAAAACTGAAACAGAAAAACTATTATAATGACACACATAATCTTCAAATTACAAGGTAATATACCCGGTTACATTCATGTGGTTGGGATGTATATGAATTACTATTACGGTAGAATTGCTGACGAATACAACGATATGAGAGTTGAACTTGTTGGTATGGGTGCTGAGATAATTCCGGCAGACATTGCACGGGGATTTGTATTTGCTGACAATTATAATGACTACATCAGTATTAGAACTAATTCACATATTATGGACGAAGTTCCACAATTGGCGGAATCATCTGAAACCGACGCTGAAAAAGTTAGACACGTATTAACCGATGAAGATAAGTTATCGGGTGTAGAGTTTAATAAGGTAGTAATGAAAAGATCATTGCTGATAGATTTTCTGAAAGACACAAAACATTAATGGTTGATGCGTCTAATCTTGAGAAAGATACGTGGGAAGAACAAAAGAGAGAGGCATATGGTTGGAATTCAGATAACTCATATTCCACACCAATAATTGACATACTATCAATCGGTAGAAATATTGAAAAAACTACGTTTGTCAATAAAGTAATTGAGAAGGTTGATTCGTATAATATTAAGTTAGGTACTTTATTATTGGAACAACAACTTTTAAAAGAAAAGGTGAACCTTTGTGAAAGTATTCCCGATTGTCATAGACTTAAACATGAAAAATTCGGAATTGCACTTAGTAGACAACAAAAAGAAGCGGAG